GCAGCGACAGCGTCCCAGAACAGATCAAAGCGCCCAACTTGTCTAGGGCAACCCCCTTCGCCAATTTGGGCCACCCACTTAAACGCTCTTTTGTCCCAGATTACCCCTGTAACTCCAGAATGGTTATTTGATCGCACCCTTGTATTGCGCGAATTGGCAACCTGATCAACGTTTCGAAGGTTTTCCCATTTGTTATCAGAGCGATTTCCATTCGCGTGGTCAATTTGCTCTGGTTCTTCGCCGGTCATAAGCTTCCAAATTACACGATGCGCCTTACAAGAAGAGCAAAAAATCGCACCGCACAGATACCCGTTTTTATCTAGGCTGTTCAATGCAGGGGTGCCTGCATATCGCGTGTTCCAAGTCGCACAAACGGCGGCTGAGCTTCTTCTGCTAGTCGCTGCAAATCCATCAGTGCTGCGGGACCTCCAAGTCAACGCACCCGTTTCTGGGTCATAGTCTAGAAGTTGACAAAGAACCTCTTGAGAGGGTAAGGCTTTGGAAGCCATGACGTGATCTCCATGTGATCCGTTAAGGTCAGGCCCGCCTCGGTGCGCTAACACCTTCGCGGGCCGTTATTTTTACCCCAAAGCGCGGTCATAGTCCACCACCATAAGCCCAGACGGCAATTTCTTAACGGCTTCTGGACGGTGCTTTTTCACGTCTTGAGCGAGTAAGCCAATCTGCTTTTGCGGGCTGCCCTTGTAGCGGAAAGAGTAAATCCCCATCCCGTCCTTGGTTTCCCCGATCTTTTTCTTGTCGTCCTTGGCGCGTTCATCCGAAAGCACTGCGCCCGCAATGCCGCCAATCGTTGAAAACAGGCCGCCCATGCTCTGCTGGTTCTGCTGCCATGCACTCATCCGGCTGGCATCGTTGTTTGCAATCATGGAGGCGTTGTCGGTAAAGGGAATTTGCCCCCCGCCGCCGCCGCCCAGCATTTGCGGCTGCTGGACCGACCCATTGCCCAGAAGCGTGGAAATGCGGTTGAGGTTCTGGTTGTCCTCGGCCAGCATTTCATTTACAGCCTGTTGACGCCCGGTCAAAAGAAGCTGGTTATAGGCGTCATTCTCGCCCTGCCGCAAAAGCTCCATTTCCCGGTTGTAGGCTTCCGTGCCCACCTGAATGCCCTGATTTGCCAGCCGTGTGCGCAGGGACTCATCGCGCCGCGCCATAACCGGGTCCAGCCGACCGCGCCCAAGATCAAACAAGCGCGCTTCGACCTCGGCATTGCCCAATCGCGTGGGCTGGCTGGAATATTGGCTCAGAAGCTCGTTCGCCTTGGTCGTAGACGTCAGCCCGGCCTGATTGCGCTGGTCAAGAATGGCCTGTTGCGCCGGATCAAGAGTCACATTCGTGGTGAATACCGGAACTTCATAGGTTTTGCCGGTATAGGGGTCCGTCACCGTCTTGGTGCCGGTCTGCGTCTTTGTGCTCGACCCGAAAGGGCCGCTCATGTTGTCCGAATTCAAGTATGCGTTGGCAATCGACGTGGAGATATTTGATCCGGTCGTTGCCGCACTGATCTTTTTGGGATCAGTCGGCTTAGGCGATTTGTTCTTTCCCATTTCCACCACCATTGAACCGGGATTTCTCCCAGGCCTCCTTTGCCAAAACCGAAATGCAGATCGCCTTGTCTTTCCCGCGCATTCTCGGGATCAGGTATTCCTCAGCCCCCAGAGCTTTCCAGATCGCCCGCGCCGGGCTGTCCTCATCATGTCGGGCAAACACCGTCTCACAAACGCTGAAGGCGTAGGAAAACATGGTGCGCAAGACCGTGCGCGTCATCCATCGCCGGTCAATAGCCGCCCCGGACAGTTCGATCAGACTGTGTTCCGGCTCCCAGTTGTGAAACACAATCCCGGCCACGATCCGCCCGTTATGCGCGATCCCCATAGCCTGACATTGACCAAAACCGTCGCCAGAACCCGGCATGTGCAGATTGACCCAATCGGCCACCCGTGCATCAAAGAAAGGCGTCACGTCACCCGCGCCCCGGCCTGATACTCGGCTTCAATGGCCACAAGCGAAACGTTCGGGGTTGGCACGATGCCGAAGGTAAGCTGTACTTCTGGCGCAATCACCCGCCCGGTTACCCCGACCGCAGTCCAGACGGATTGAACAATTACACCGCCCGTTGCATCCCATTTGGCCTGATCCCACAGGCCCACGTCCCACACATCGACCGTATAATTGGCCGGGGACGCAGGCGGGGAAGACACAACAGTGTCAAAATCTGCGCGCGCCGTGATTTGAGGGTTGATCGGTCCAGATGTTTCGAATGTGGCGCGCATCTGATGAGCGGTCTTTGTTCCGCCGAACGATCCCAGCCCTTCAAACTGCCCGACATAGACCGCCGTGTAGGGCATTCCATCGTCGTTTCCGCCTGCGTCCATGAGGAATACGCGCGAGCCTGCCCCGAAGTATCCGCGCTCCTCAAAATCCAGAAGGCATGTGGCTTGCCATGTAAGGCGCGACCAAGCGCCAGTAAGAAGGTTGGCCGCCAGCGTGTATTTCTGCCCCGGCTCGGTTACAAACATTACGCCCGAAGATGGGACCTTCTCGATATGCACTGTACCGGTTGTGAAGTTTTTACGCCAATATGGGTATATGGCATAAGTTATCGACTGCCGTTCCAGCGCGCCCAAATCACTTTTGATGGCCGCAGAAATGGGGATAATCCCGGATGTAGTGGCAACGAGAAGCTCCCCTCCTGCGGAAGCTGTTGCATTCTTGCCCAGCGGGCGGGGCATTTCATAGATTCCCGACAGGCTCCAATTATTCGCATCTGACGGGTTTTGCCCTTCATAGACGGCAATCTCACCCTCGGTCGAAACAAACACACAAACATCGTCCAGCCCGTCGCCCGCGTCCAAGGACCAGCGGGCACCGAACAGAAGCGACCCGCCCTTTTTGAACACCCCGGCCAACGAAAAGGACGTTGCAATCCCACCGATGCTGTCAACGGGCAGATACCATGCGCGCATGGTGTTCCGTTCCACAAAGAACAGCCGGTTGGCGTGAACCCACACATGGTTCAGAAGCGATGTTGTCACCCCCGTGATCGCTGGGCTGGACGCCCCGGTGATCGCCGTCCAGGTTGTCCCGTTGAAAAGGCGTGGGCTATCGGTTCCGTTCACGATGTAAAGGAAATCGCCACCGGCCGTGCCGAACTGTGCGAAGGAATAATCCCCGGAAGTCTGCCCCGAGAAAGCCGCCGCTGGGGCAACAAGGGGGCTTGCAGGCGCGGTCACATCATAAACCGCAGTGGCCGTGGCTGCGAACATCCGGCGGTTTGTGACACCATAACTGAAGAGCGAAACCACATTGGCGGGCAGGGTAGCGTGGCGCAAGCCCCCCCCACGCACCCGGATGCCCTTTTCGGTGCAAATCCAGTTGTCCAGAACATACGCGCCGCCCGGCTGCACGGATGCAAGGTTCTCTGACAAAATCCAACCGCGCGTAGGGGCAACAAACAGGTGTGCAGCCGACTGCGCCGGTTGTATCTTGCCCTTGTAGCTGGCAACCTTCTTCGGACGGATCATCAGAACCGACTCCGAACATCAAAGGCCGCGTAATCGGCAAGCGTGGCCTCATATTCGGCCTCTTCGTCCTGATAGGACATGCCCTTTTGCCTCCGCCACCGCACAATAAGACCCTTTTCAAACAGGTCCTCCGAAAAGACGGGGCTTTGGTCATCCGCAGTGAATTCCGATCCCGTGCCAGTCCAGTTTTTGGACTGGTAGTACACCGTCACGGATGCCCCGTTGGCCAAATAGGGCCAGAAGCGAATACTGGTTCCCTCAAGCAGGAAATACCGCGGCACCCCCTCAACGGGCGCAAGCGTGTTCCATTCAGCTCGCGTCAAGGGGCGAACGATGCCGGGGCTGAAAACCGTAGCGCCCGACCGCAGGCGCGAAAAATCGGCTGGCAGGTTGAAGGACGCATTGGCTCCCGTGCCGGTTAACGATGTGGTCTTGTGTAGCGTTCCCCACTCGACACGGCGCGCAATTTCCTCACCCGTTTCGTTGGCGAATTGCAGGGATTGTTTCCAATCCTGCGCAGGCGAGCCGACAATCTGAATTGGCTCGGACAGGCCCACGTTGCGGGCCAGAGCCTGGACGATGGTCAACAGGCTCATGGGGCAAGCCTCATTCTTACACGGGCGCGCGAATAGCGCTGTTGCGCGTCTTCCGCCGCAACGGCGACATATTCCATTTCGGCAAGCTGGTTCATCGTACTGGCAGCCTCTACGTCCTTGACGTGCTTTGCCGCCTCAGTGCCTACAGCGTACAGATACAAGCCAGGGTGCTTTGTCAGAACCCAATTTGTCGCGGTGTGGTTATCCCCCAGCGTCGGCACGCTGGCGTAGTATTCCAGCATCAGGACTTCATCGATGCGGGCGATGATCTGGTTGCCGGAAATGGCGTAGTAACCCCGATTCTGCGCCGTTTTGACTGCCTGAACGGGCTGGGCAATGTATTCCACTCCCGCCCCGTCATAGACGCCAATCACCTCTTCAAAATCGGCCGGAAGATTGCCCGCGCCGGAAACAATGTTGACGGTTGCGATGGTGATCTGTTCCCGGCACCGCAGGCGGCGGTTTATGCCGACCTCGGCCAATTTGACCAACCGAGGCCAAACATCGGATAGATCGGATCGCCCGACCAGTTCAAAGACAGCAGTTCGCAGGTCTAGTGCGTCAGCAAAAACGGTCATACTCTGCCCCGCTTTGTTCGCCATGCGGCGTTGTCAGAGTCATTCAGAAAGCGCGAGATATAGGCTTGATCGTTTTGAAGGGAGGCCTCGGCAAGCTTGTCATAGAACACATTCAGGGGCACAGATGCAACCTTGTGCCAATCGCCTTTCCAACCATCACTGGCCGCGTTTCGCATGGCCTTGTTGGCCTCAATGGTATCGTCCGCGCGGTAGTCCGTTCGGTACGTCTTCGACCCGTCAGGATTGCGCCGCACCCAGACAGTTCGGCCCAGCTTGAAATCATGGTCGAAAAGCGTCCAATCGCGGTCACGGATGATCATTTTACCCGCTCGAAAATGCCGTTTTCCATGCCCCTGATCAGATCAAGGTGCGTAAGGTCCAGAACCGTGCCAGCGGGCACGCGCTCGCCGTCCTGATCCCAATAATCACGCAACACGCGGGCCGCGATGGTTTCGGCGGAAGCGGTAGCGGCGGTGGTCTCGTTCTGATCTTCCATTTCGTTTTCCTCAACAAGAATGGGGGATTGCGGTGCAATATCCTGCACCACCTTACGCGGTCGCCCGCGCTTGCGCTGTTGTTCCATGTGATCCTCGGAAATGGGCGGGGCCGAAACCCCGCCCGGTTGCCATTACGATGCCGCAGACATCCCGAACACGTCCGCCACAACGCCCAGACCCTTTTCGTTTTTCACCTTGAGCGCGCCTTCGCCGAGCATGACAAACTTATGTGCGTCGCCCGTCTTGGCAACTTCCTTGTCTTCCTTGATCTTGCGGAACCAGCCGAAGGCCAGAAATTCCGGGTCAACAAGGAAGACGTTACGGGCGGTGGCCGCCGTGGACATAATCCGGTTGGACTGGATCATGACCTTGCCGAAGGGCCCTTCATATACGTCGGCATTGGCGATGATCGAATTGCCTTTGCCGCTCGATGCCGCATAGCGGAAGGACGCCACGTTGGCGTCCGACATGAAGGTGACGAAGACCGACTTGACGTAGGGCGACACAAAGACGTGACGGAAGTTCGCCCCGGACACATATCCGGCCTGCATGACGGTATCGAGCAGCGCCTTGGTGAAGGCGCGCTGGGTTCCGTTGGTCGGAGCCACAGTCAGCCCGCTGCCGGTGCTGAACCCGCCGTTGGCCCCGGTTGCGCCACGGCTGACGTTGGTCGCAAGCCAGGACGAAAGCGAACCCATCTGGCGGGTTGCACCGCCCAGAGAGGCCCGGCTTTCGACAATGGCAAACTCCACATCCTTGCGCAGTTCTATGGCCTTCTTGAGCTTCTGCGTTCTGACTTGCTCGAGATCGCCCGCGTTGTCGGTCGCATCCTGGGTACCAGAGATGATTCCGTCCTTCCGCATGATCTGCGTGTAGGTGCCCGCGCGCACGGCAGGGGTCGTGGCCCCGAAGGTGTATTCATCACCTTCAAGCTGGATGTTGGCCGCCGGGGCGGCCAGATCATCCGTTTCCCATTCCGGGTGCGTCGTCTTGAAAGACTCCTTGGGGATCATGGAGTAGATCGGCGTTTCTTCGGGGGTGATCCGCGAGACAATATCAGACAGTTCTTCGCGGTTACCTTTGGCCGAAGTCGTCTGGAAGGTGTTGGCAATAACAGGCATGGCTTAAGCCTTTCGATGAGAGGGTTTAGTCCCACTCGATCCGGGCTGCATCATGGATGGACCCGGTTTTTGTGAGACGCTTCATAGCCTCAGCATTTCGGGTGGCATTTGTCGGTCGGCCCGGCTTTTTAGGAGTAACCGGGGCAGCCTCAACCTTTTGCTTTGCCACTTGACGGCTTTTCGCGGCCCTCATGCCTTCCGCCGCCCAATGGGCAAGGACGAAATACCTGTGGTCATCGACTGCCGACAGATCATCGAGTGAAAAGCCGATTTCCTGCGCGGCTTCCGCCGCACGGGAAAAGAACTTTTCACGCCCTTGCGGGTTTGCGACCTCGGGGAACTTCATGGCCAACATGCGGTTTTCTTCCGCAAGCATGGCCTGACGATCCGCCGTTGTCAGCGTTTCGGTGATCTGCTTGGCCTGCGTCCCAATTTCCAGAAGCTTTTGCACCTGTGCAGAAGCTGCATCGAATTGAGCCTTGGCCTTGATGTAAGCATTCGGGTCCCTCAGCGCCAAAGCCTGATCAGGCTCGGACGGCATAAGGGTGTTGAGGTGATCGACAAACGCTTTTGCGATATTGCTGAGCGTGGAACTTTCAGACTCTAGCGATTTGCGCCGCTCGGAAAGCTCTTGTGCCTTTCGCGTGTAGTCTGATTGGCGCAGGTAGCCCTTGATCGCTTCTTCCTTGCTGACCTTTGTGCCATCTGGCAGGTCAATCAGGATTTCCGCCGGTGTTTCCTCGTCCTGATCTTCGGGTTGCTCTTCGCCTTCCCCTTCATCGGTGGATAACTCTTGCTCATCGGTCTGAGTATCCGGCTCATCTTCGTCCGGGTCATACCAGTTGAGATTGATATCCGTGTCGTTTTCGGGCAATTCGACATCAGTCCCCTGTTCGGGGGTGTTGATC